GCTGGTTCAAGCGTCTCCGCAGATATTCAACAAGCATTCGCCTCTGAAGGCCTGACGTCCACCGATGGCTCATTCCGTCCAGAGACTATTACCAAAATTACTGATTCGGGTACGGGGGGTGCTGGTTCTCAAACCACTGCGACTGATGTCGCGGGTAGTGGCACTGCAACAGCGGGAGCTGACACGGCCGCCACGGTTAGCTCTGCCGCGACTGGTGCCGACACTGCCGCCGCCACGGATTTTGCATCGATTTTCACCTCCACCGGGAACACGACTCAAGCCGTCGACACATCAGTGGGTACTGCGATCAACAACGGTGCCGATGTCAATAACACAATCACCTCGGTAGTTAACGCCGCAAATACTACAGGTGCCAATGCGAATGTGGTAGCCGCAACTGCCGCGAACGCCGCTGTAGCCGCTGGTGCTGATGCGACAACTGCTTCCAACGCCGCCACAACTGCAGTGTCCAATGTAACTGCTGGGTCAACCACTGGCTCCAATTCGAACGCCGCCACCGGTGCCAACAGCAATACCAGTTCTAATGCGACCGCTGGTGTTACTACAAACACCACCTCGGATGCGAACACGGGCGTCACGTCTACAACCACCAACAATTCGAACACGAATTCTAGCACCACGGTTACTACCAACAATAATAACAACACGACCAGCACGACCAACAACAACAACAACACTGGCATTGATACGAATTCGACTTCAAACGCCTCGACCAATGTCACTACTACCAAAGTAACCGACACGAACACCGACCTAACTACGACATTCAACGTAAATACGGACACGGGCGAAATCACCAGCGTAGACGGTCCCGGAAAAGTCATCGATAGCAGTACAGTGGTGGTAGATGGCACCCCAATCGACATTAACACCGGCGAGGTCCTGACTCCCGAAGAGGTCGAGAAACGCAAAGAAGCGGCCAAGCTTAAGTTAGCTACGCCCAAAAAGCAGACACCGGGTATTATGGCCGGGCCATCGTTCAACGAGCCTACGTACAAAGCCAAAGACAGCGACATCGCCGAGACATGGCTCGGTGGTCGATTCCGCAACCTCGCGCCACTTGCCGGACTGGGCGCACTACTTCCACAAGACACCCCTATGTTCCAAGAAGCACAAGCACTTTCAGCCCTACGCCGAGCCTCCGGAATCGAAGACGGGGCTGAGAAACCCGAAGCCGACTACTACGCCTATGGCACTGAACCCTCTTACTCCAAGGTACTCGAGCCGTTCATGAATGGGGGGACTGTACAGAAATATGCCGACGGTGGTAAAATAATGGCTTCTCCACTAATGGCGGCGTCGGGCGGCGATGTACCACACAAAGGTTCACACTACGTACAGGGCGCGGGCGGCGGTCAGGACGATCTCATCCCCGCGAAGCTCGCTGACGGCGAATACGTGTTCGACGCCGATATTGTGGCGGCACTGGGCGACGGTTCGAACAAAGAGGGTGCCAAGAAGCTGGATGCGATGCGGGAAGCGATCCGCAAGCACAAACGCGGCGGCTCCATTAAATCAATTCCTCCAGCGGCTAAATCGCCCTTGGCATATCTGAAAGGTGTATTATGAGCTTGCTTCAAGGCGATCCCCTACCGAATATTGACACGACCAAGGTAGTCGATACCACTGGTCCGGACTGGTACACGACGTACCTCGAAGGTCTCGCTGAACCCGGCACGGAACTGCTGAAAAAGACCGGCGAAGAGCTTGTCGCTCCGATGTCGGACCTTCAGACGAGCGTTCTGGACTACGCTAAAGGCGAAGACGGAACCGGCACCGGGCTTCGCGGCTACGAGACCATGCTGGGCGACGCTGGCGACACCGCCGCACTTGCCGCCGCTGGGATTTCCCCGGAGATGATCCAGTCGTTTTTGAATCCCTACATCAGCGGGTACACGAACGAGCAGGGTGTGAAGATGCCCGGTGTGGTGGACGAAATGGAGAGACTCCAACAGCAAAGCCTTCAACGCTCGCTGATACCGTCGCTTAAAGGTGCATTCGCAGGTACTGGTGGACTTGGCGGCAAGCGGATGTTCGACGCTATGGGTCAGTTAGGAGCCGATACTCAAGCGAACCTGCTGGGCGCACAAACTAAGCAGATGGCTTCGGGCTACGACAGCGCACTGAAGGCCGCGATGGAGCAATCGGGCTTGTACCGTAACGCCGCCGAGACTCAACGCAATTTAGCGTCTTCGGAACTCGACTTGAAGCTAAAAGAACTCGAACGCCTGTACAGTCTTGGTGGCGAAGAGCAGAAGCTGGAGCAGTCTGGTATCATGGCTCCCCTTGCCGCCGCCACTGGTGCGGCCAACGTGTTTTCAAATGTTAAAGTACCAAGCACAGTGTCCGAGAAGGCCAGTGCCCCGATCCCCGGTGCCTATTCTACGTCACCACTAGCCCAAATAGCAGGTCTCGGCTCTCTCTTCGCTTCCGGACCTCAAGGTGGCACTAGTGCCGCCGCTGGATTCGGCAACGCATTTAGTTCGCTCGGCACGTCACTCAGCAATTTGTTCAGTAGCCCGGGCTTCAATGATTACTTCTCGGGGAGTAACAGTGGCTTCACAGAATACGACCCGAACTAACGAGTTCGGTGGCATCAAGTAAAGGTCAATTATGGCAGAACCTACTGAAGACACAAGCGGCTACAGCCCACTGCTTGCGCAGATGATGAAGATCGACCCCGAGAAGATCGGGAGTGTATCGCTGTCGGCTCTAGGACGACAGGCGATGGGTGCCGATTCTGACGCTTACAAGGCCGCGAAAGCCGAAGTAGACGCCGCACGCGAGACCATGAAGCAAGCGTTGCAAGACCGTAAGGGCCGGATTGATCCTACCTACCTCGCGTTGGCTCAAGGCTTTTTAGCGCCCACCCGCACTGGCTCTTTTGGCGAATCACTTGGCACTGCCGCTGGTGCATTTGGAAAAGCGCAAGAAGCTGAAGCCGACCGCAATGCTCAGCTTGCCAAGATGCGCTACGAGCTGTCGCTCAAGGCCGTCGAAGAAGAGAAAGAAGCCGCCCGCCTCGGTCTGAATGTGGTGTCCAAGCTCACCCCGCAGATGACCGCATACCAAAAGCAAGTGCAATCCGAGGGTCTGAACCCACGGTCGCCTGAAGGTATTACCCGTGTTAAAGAACTGCTTGCTATTGATAAAGCGACGCCTGAAATGAAGGCATTCGCCGGTCAATCCGGAGTATCACTGACTGACCCTCAGTTCGCGATGAAGTTTAAGATGTTCGAGGACACCAAAAGCTTACGTGACATTGCTACACGCTTGAACTTGAATCTCAACGACCCCGCACAACTAGTCACAGCGCAACAGGAAGCTCAACGCGAGAAATTCCGTGCCGAGAACAAACTCGTGTCGGATGCATTGCAGACATTTGGTGGCGACCCACTTAACGAGAGGGACCGTGCCCGTGCACAGAAGATCGTGGACGAAAACGTGCGTCTGGACCAGACTAGCAAACGCACATCTATCGCGGCACAAGTTGCACAAACCACTCGAACAAAGCAAGAGATCGACGACCACATCCGCAATGGCGACATTAACGCGGTGGTGACTAAAGCCATGGATGTCGGTGTGCCCATAGATCCAAAGACTTCCTATCGGGGTTTGAACAAGATCGAGATGGCTAAGAAGCGCGAGAGTGACCTGACCGAATCGGGCAAGTACATTCGCGAAAAAATCTCGCCGTTCACTGCCGGAATTGAAGATGATATTCGAAACCTTGAACGTGCTCTGAAGCTTAACTCCGAGATCAGCACTGGGTACACCTACGGAATCGGGTTCGGGATCGGCGACATTGCGAAGCTTTCCTCTGGCGATCGCGCTAAGATCAACGAGTTCGACTCACTATCTGCGCTCGCCGCGAAGCAAAACCGCATCCCCGGCGATTCCAACGTGTCTAACTTGGACGTGAAGATGATGCAACTGGGAACGTTCAGCTCCGATAAAGAGCCGTCTACGAACAAAACCCTGCTTGAGTTCCAGATCGCTCAACGCCGCCGCGATGCGGAGTTTAACAAGTACATGGCCGACTACGCCGCTGTGAATGGTGCCATCACGCCTTACGCTGAAGCCCAATGGCGCAGGTATTTAGATTCGAACCCAATTACGGTGCGCGACGACAAAGGCCGGGTATCGATCAATCCGAACCGGATGACTTATCAGCAATACTTCAGCATGCCCCGAGTGCGTGTTGACAGCCAAGGACGGGAGACTCCCCAATGACCATCGAACGAGTGATTGACGGCAAGATCTACGAATTCCCCGCTGGTACACCCGAGGCGACGATTCGCAGGTTCACGCTGAACAAGGCGGGTACGCCCGATTCTCCAGCTACAGCCCCCGCCGCGCCGGTTCGCCCACAAGCCCCACGTCCCAATGCGATGCTCCCGGGTGCGGCTGGTCAGGCGCTACAAGGTCTCTCTATGGGCTTCTCGGATGAAGCTATCGCTCGGTTGCGCTCGATGGGCGGCAACCAAAGCTACGAAGACTTGGTAAAAGCCGAACGCGAAGGCCTACGCAAGTACGCTGAAGAGAATCCCCGCACTGCGGTTGCCTCAGAGCTTGGTGGCGCATTGGTTCCGGCTCTGTTCACCGGTGGTGCTGGCGCGGTCCCATCGGTCTCCAAAGCTGTCGGCCCGAAGCTCGCTGGTATGCTCTTCGGCAAAGCTCCCAGCATCCCTCGAATGATGGGCTATGGTGCTGGGTCTGGTGCCGTAACCGCAGTTGGTACGAGCGAAAAGCCTCCGGGCGAATTGGGCGGTGAAGCAGTCAAAGGCGCGACTGTCGGTGCTGTGACCACTGGGACACTGGGACTGCTCGGCAAGTACGTGGCGATGCCAGCGTTTAGCAAGATCAAGCAATCGCTGGGCTTCGGCGATGCGAATAAGGCGGCTGATCTTGCGATAGTTAAGGCACTGGAAAAGGACGGGATGACACCCGACCAAGCACTGGCCAAGATGCAGGCGATGTCTCGCGGTGAGATAACGCTGGCCGACCTTGGCGAGAATACTGCCGCACTTCTCCGCAACGCAACCGCCGCTCCATCGCCAGCGCGACGCATCGGTAAATCCGAACTAGTCAACCGCGAGATGGAGCGTATCCCACGTGTATCGGAAGATTTACGCACATTGATGTCAGGCTCTAAAGACTTTTACACTGACGTGCTAGACCTTATTAAAAAACGCAAAGATGAGGCTGATCCGCTCTACAAAGCGGCCTATGCGGGTGCACCTACATTCAGCCCCGCGACCGCGCCCGACATCGCTCGACTCCGGAACTTGCCTACATTCAAAGAGGCGATGAAGATCGGCGCGAAGCGGATGGCCGACAACGAGATCGACATCACCGACCCCCGCAACACCCTGCGCGGATTGCACGAGACCAAGATCGCGCTGGACGACATGATCGAAAACGCGATGCGCGAAGGTAGCGGTGGCCAAGCCGCGACACTTCTGAATATGAAACGGCGACTGCTTGCCGATATGGAAAAGGCGTCGCCCGAGTACAAAATCGCGCGGCAGACCTTTGCCGGTGACTCCGAGCTGTTAACAGCGATGAAAGAGGGCCAGCAGATTTACACGATGCCCGAGCTAGATATGCGCAAGCTTATCGACCGATTCAAGGATTCGCCGTCCGAGTACGACGCTTTCCGCTCCGGTATCTCCCAAGCGATGCTGGAGAAGCTTCGCGTCGCGGGACCTACGGCCGATCCGGTGAAGTCGATTCTGTCCCGTGATGCCGAGCAGAAGCTTCGCCGCGCTTTCCGTGACGACGCCGCATTTGACGAGTTCAAGGATCGTCTGATGCAAGAGCAACGGATGCTCCAGACTGAGAAAGCCGGATTCCGCCGGACGCCGCTGGATACCGACCTTGACCAAGGTGCCGCAGGGGTGGGTGCCGCCGCGAACTTGATGGCTGGCCGACCTTTCACTGCCGCCGGGGATGCGCTCCGCGCCCAATTTCCAAACATGATTGGAATGCCGCCCCGGGTTGCTCGCCAAACTACTCAGAAGCTCCTGACCCCGACCGCTAAGGTGGACACGGTAATCGACAGTATCATGCAGTCACTCAAACAGCAGGAGGAGTCATTGCTCACCTCGAGCCGTGCCACAAATGCTGGAGCCACACTAATCGGGGGCCTTGCCGCCTCTCGAGATCCCAAAGATCAATATCCCGAAGACTCAATGGCCCCCACACGGCCACCGAGGGTAGAGCTGTCCGGTATGGCAACCCCGCCAGCCGGTCCCCCGCCCTCTCCCTTGAGTTCCATGGGCCAGTAAGCTACTAATATAGCTCCCCACCTCATCGATGCGCCCGGAGAGGCTTCCGCTTACATGCGTACGCATGAGAAGACCCTAGAATCGACTACCTGTACCATTAAGATGGTACGGCGTCTGGAACGCCTTAGTGTCTCGAAGCCCTCGTCCTTCGGGGCTTGAATATGTCGTGTTCCGTTGTATCCCCCGTTCCACCATATACCCCCCGTATCGAACCACGGCGTTGACAGAGAATTCCCCGCGTGCGCATGGAACGGTGGAACAGCTATGCCGTCTGTCGAATGGGGGAGGGTGTTCCATCATGTGTTCCATTGCTATGGAACGGTGGAACAAACGGTGGGGGTTGCTGTTCCGATGGCGAGATGTTATAATTATACCAGCCCACAGAGGTGGTGTCAATACATAGACGTATAGAGAGGTGAAACGATGACTAGTCTAGTTCAGGACTACGCGAATCTGTTCGCTGGGAATCTCCGGTCCTTTGGACAGTGGGACCCGGCGACAGGCAATATGGTGACCGAGAAGAGCGAGGTTACATTACAACATTACACGGACCATTTGGATGGGGTGATGGGGCTGGGCATAGTCCCAATCACGGATGGGGGTACGGTGCTGTTCGGCTGTATCGACGTGGATAATCACGGCAAAGGCTCGGATGGGTCCGACATCGACATCCCCAAGCTCGTGGAGAAAATCGAGCATTACCGGCTTCCGCTAGTGGCGACCCGGAGCAAGTCGGGCGGGGCGCACCTGTACCTGTTCGGCGAGGAGTACCTTCCGGCCAAGCTCGTAATTCGGCTCCTGAATTCGTGGCGCGACATGCTACAGATTCCAAACCATGTGGACATCTTCCCCAAGCAGGACTCGCTGACCACGTCCAGTGGCGAGAAGTCGCTGGGGAACTGGATCAACCTGCCGTTTTTCGACAAAGACAAGACGGTGCGGTACGCGGTGGATGACAAAGGCCAGAAGATGTCGTTCGAGCTGTTCATCTCGTACGCCCAGTCGCGTCGGGTAACAGTGGCGGCACTTCAGGAAATGGCTCACCGGGAGCACTTGGAGGCCCCGCCGTGCATTCAGAAAATGATTCACACGGGTGTGGAGTCCGGCTCCCGCAATGACTCGATGTACAACGTGGTGGTGTACCTCAAACGCGCCCGCCCCGACACATTCTTTGACGATGCGATGGCCTTGAACCGCACGATGTTCGACAAGCCACTGGGACCCGCCGAGGCCAAGAAGGTGATTCGATCCGCGTCGCGCCGGGACTACCTGTACAAATGTAGCGAGGAGCCGTGCAAATCGCTCTGCGACCGCAAGGTGTGCGTCACCCGCGAGTTTGGGATCTCGACCGACGAGAGCAAAGAGCTAGACGCACAGGACCAACTACCCCAGTTCACCGAGCTGATCGAGTACCAATCCGAACCCCCACGCTGGGGTATTCACGTTAACGGGAAGCTCATCGCGAACATCCCGACTATTATCCTACGTGACCCCGCCGCGATGGGCACACTGATCTTCGAACAGCTCAAGATCAATATACCCAAAATCACGCAGGACTCGTGGCGACGTCGCATCCTTGACCCGCTCATTCCAACACTGCGAGTGATTGAAGTGCCAAAGGAGGCCAGTGCGTCGGGTATCATTGCCGCCAAGTTCAACGAGTTCGTGCAAAAGGCCGACCTCACTTCCGATGGCACAAACACCGAGGACCGCAAGGCACTCACCCGCAACATCCCAGTGGTGCAGGTCATCAACGGCACGCGGTGCATCGTGTTCCGGGGCACTGCATTCTCCGAATTCTTGAAGCGCAACAAGGCCGAGGTGATGACGGGGATGGATCTGTGGACGTCGCTCCGGCGTGACTGCGGCGCGGACCACGACAAGCTCCGAATCCCGGGCGGCAAGCCCATCAACGTTTGGTATGCCCCCATAACTGAAGATCATGAGGTGAAAGTCGATGAACCCAAGTTCCGATCAGAATTCTAAGGTGCAGATCGCATATGACGCAAAGACCAGCCGATTCGTCATCCATTCCCCGCCGTGGATGGTGGACAAGATTCGCCGCATTCCCAATCGGCGTTGGGATTCTCGTCGCCGCGTGTGGACAGCTCCTGCTCTTCGGGCTAATAGCGAGTTTCTGCTGGGTAATTTTGATGCTGACACATTCACAGATGATGCTCGCACGGTTGCAACTTCGACTATCGAGCGCGTACGCACGAACCAAGTAGCGGCGTTCCCACCCGTCTACACGTTCAAGACCACACCCCGGCCTTACCAGCTCAAGGGTCTCGACCATGCGTGGAATAAGAGCACGTTCGCGTTCTACATGGACATGGGTACGGGAAAGACCAAGACCTCGCTCGATCTCTTTGCCGCCTACTTCATGGACAGCAAGGTGGACCGGGTGCTGATTGTCACCAAGTTCAGTACGCGTAAGAACTGGGAGCGCGAGGTCCTCATCCACTGCCCGATGGAGTGCGACACGATGATTCTGAACACCAGCAAGCCCAAGGCATTCGAGGAGTGGAACACCACAACCGATGGGCGGCTGAAGTTTCTAATCGTCGGCACCGAGTCGCTTGCGGCTGGGGGCGCGGTGCATCTTGCGCAGAAGTTCGTGGACTGCAGTACCCGTGTCGGGATGATTGTGGACGAAGCACACATGATTAAAAACCACTCGGCCGTGCGCAGTAAGAACTGCGTGAAGCTGGGTAAATCCGCGAATTACAAAGTGATCATGACAGGCACGCCAGTGGCGAATGGCCCGATGGACATCTTTATGCAATTCGAGTTCCTCGATCCGAACATTATCGGGATCGGGGATTTCTACTCTTTCCGCAATCGGTATGCGATCATGGGTGGGTATGAGGATCGGCAAGTGGTGGGCTACCAGAATATGGAAGAGCTTATCGAGCTGATCTCGCCGTTCATCTATCAAGTCCGCAAATCCGAGGTGCTGACGGAGCTACCACCCAAAGTGTACCAGACCCGAGAGGTTGAACTGACAGATGAACAAAAACGACTATATAAAGACATTGCTAAGCGTGACAAAACGGTATCTGGAGATCAAGGAATCACCGTCAAGACAGTGCTCGAGCGAATGCTCCGGCTCCAAGAGATCGCCGGAGGTATCATCACCTTTGAGCGTAACCCAGACCTTTACGACGCGGCGAAGTTCACGCATAACCGCATTGCAGGAAAGAATCCGAAAGTCGAGGAGCTACTCGCTATAGCCGAGGAGAACGACGCCAGCACGATCGTGTGGTGCCGGTTCATCGAGGAGATTCGGATGGTGTGCGAGGCTTTGCGCGAAAGGTACGGCCGCGACGCGGTGGTAGAGATTCACGGCGGCATTTCCGAGAACGACCGCGACCACAACGTGCAGAACCTGTTCCAAACCGGCAAGGCGCGGTTTCTTGTGGGTAACGCGGCCACTGGTGGTGTGGGTCTTAACATGACCCGCGCAGAGCTTGTGGTGTACTACTCGAACTCGTTCTCTTTCACCGATCGCGAGCAGTCCGAAGATCGCGCACACCGGATCGGGCAGACGCGGAGTGTGACCTACATCGACATCATTGCCGAGGGCACTGTAGATGCGGCCGTAAATCAGGCGTTGCGAGAGAAGAAAGATGTGAGCGAGTTCGTGCGGACAAGCATCAACGACCGAAACGATCGGAACTTGCTAGGAATGCTCGCGTAGTGTATAATAGGATACATAGAGATTAGAACATAGAGGAAGTATGCAAAAACCCGTAGTATTCGTGACACAAGAGGTCACGACAGCCAATTATCAGGATGTGGAACGCTTTGGCGAACCCGTATTCCTTTCCACCAGCGAGGTGTCGAATGTCCCGGATTCCCTCCACAACCAAAAGCTCATCTCCTTCATCCGAAGCCGATTCGATAAGTACGACCCCGGCGTTGACTTCATCGCCCCCAGTGGAAGTCCTATCGTCGCGGGGTTGGTATTTGCGATGGCTCGAGAAAAAGGAGACACCTTCAACATCCTCAAGTGGAACAACCGCGACAGGCAATACACAGCGATCCGAATCGGAGTAAAGGGAGAGAAGAATGTCTATTGAGATCGAGAGCGAATTCAAGAAGTACGACCCGATGTCGTTGGTGGATCTGGTCCACGCGATGTCCACGATGCAGAATCGCAAAGAGGCACTGGAAGACCAGCTGAAGCTGATTAACCGGGAATTCGACTTCCTGCGCATCACGAAGATCCCAAGCAAGATGGAAGAGGACGGCGTGGACCGCATTAACGTGACCGGCATTGGCCGAGTATCACTCACGGCGGATATGCACGTGTCGGTGAAAGCGGATCTCAAGTCCGAATTCTTCACGTGGCTCCGCGACAATGGCCGTGGCGACCTCTTGCAGGAGAATATTAATCCGTCTACACTAAAGGCGGCAGTGAAGAAGATGTTCCGCGAAGGCGAAGAAGTGCCGGATACTCTTCTGAACGTGTCACCTTTTACGCGTGCCTCGATCACGCGAACATGAATTCGGCAATGGTGCCGGATATCCCGCACGCAATGCGTGCATGTAACTAGGAGCTAGTAATGGCTAAAAATCAAGTAGCAGTAAAAGAAGAGTTCGAACTCGTAACTAACGAGATCCCGGATTTCATGAAGCAAGGCAATCGCGGCGCGGAGAATGTCGGCACCGACGACATGATCATCCCCCGCATCGAGCTGATCCAAGCACTGTCCCCAGTGCGCAAGAAAAGTGACCCCGCCTACATCGAAGGCGCGGAAGAAGGCATGCTGTACAATAACGTCACTCGCACGCTATACGGCACTGAAGTTACCGTGGTGCCGGTGTACTACACGAAGCAGTTCCTCGTGTGGAAAGACCGCAAAGCGGGCGGTGGTGGCAGTAATGGCTTCCGTGGAGCGTTCGCCAGTAAAGAACTCGCGGATCGCGCGATCGCGGAGCTGGCCGAAGAAGCGTTGGAAGTGTCCGACACGGCCCAACACTTCGTGCTGGTGCGCAATGGCGACGACTGGCAAGAAGCGGTGATCTCGATGGCCAAGTCCAAGGTCAAGGTGTCCAAGCGTTGGAACTCGCTAATGCGACTCTCTAACACCGATTCGTTCAGCCGCGCCTACAAGCTGTCGGCCACGACCGAGACTAACGCACGGAACGAGAGCTACTTCAACTTCAACGTCGCGGCCCTAGGGTTCGTGAACAAGGAGCTGTACGAGCGTGCCGAGAAGCTGTACGAAACGATCCGTACTGGGGCTGTCAAGGTCTCGAATGACTACGACGGTGAAGTGGCTGAAGTCGCGGATTCCGAGTATTGATTAACCACGGGGGCTTCGGCCCCCACTAAAGGACTAGTATGGCTACCAAAAAGCAAGCCGAGGCACCAGCAGAAGACGCTCTCGCTGAATTTAAAGAGATTGTGTCCACGATGCCCGTCCCGCAGGACGAGAGTGACGAAGAGCGTCGAATTCGCATGGTAAACGAATCCTTCGACACGACCGCCACTTATCTACGTGTATTGCGCGACGCCTATCACGACGGCGAAGTGCAAGAGATGTTCACCACAGCGATCGCTCACACGGTCACGGCTCAGATGTGGGCGGTGCGTGCAGTGAAGCATCGCGGCTAATGCAAGTTAACGCCATCTACGGACCCCCCGGGACTGGCAAGACCACGGAACTACTGCGGCGAGTAAAAGAGACTAGGGATTCGGGCGTTCAAGCCGAACGCGTGGCCTTCGTTTCTTTCACCCGTGCGGCGGCATCCGAGGCACTCTCCCGACTGGGTCTCAAGCGATCGGACAATGTGTCCACCATTCACGCGATGGCCTTCCGTCACATGGGCTTGCGGCAGACGCAAGTCGTGGACGCAATGAAGCTTCGCGAATTTTCAACAGTAATGGGAATACCGATTATCGGGAAATCCCCGGAAGATGATGAGGAGCGTGCCGATGGAGACTTCTACCTTGACTTACTCAATTATGCCCGGAACACCTTTTCCAGTCCGGCAGAAGTTTACGACATCTCGGACCGGCCGGGTACTCGGGCCGAGTTCAATGCGTTTGTTCGGGCATACGCTGATTGGAAATCTACGTACGGCTATTACGACTTCACCGATATGCTTGAACGTGCCGCCCGTGGCGCAGTACGAGCAGACGCCGAAGTTGTATTTGTCGACGAAGCTCAAGACCTATCACCTCTTCAGTGGGCTGTTATCGAAAAGCTCGTCAGACGTTCTCACGAAGTGCATATCGCAGGGGACGACGATCAGGCGATTTATACATGGGCCGGTGCGGATGTACATGGTATGGCAAGATTTACGGACAAGCACAAGGGTGATAGCCATGTGCTCTCGTACTCGCATCGACTTCCTGCTTCAGTCCACGCACGATCACAAGAACTTATCCGTCGAGTCGCATTCCGCGTGGATAAGGAGTTTAGTCCCAAAGCAGATCTGGGATTGGTCCGAGTACATGGATCGATCAACTCGGTGGAGATCGTCCACGGGGAAGATATACTACTATTGGGACGGACGCATTCAGTCCTCCGCGAGGTTGAGCAATCGCTCATTGAACGCCGCATCCCGTACACGCGAGAGTCGGGCCGCCCCGGACTTTATCAAAATCGTTATGCCTCCGGTATCCGAGCGTTCCGCAAGCTCGGCCGAGGTGAGCGAGTCACGGAGGGGGAGCGAAATGCAATATTCACCATTTCCAGCGCTGAGACTCGCAGGCTTCTTGAAGCGGGCGACCACGCCGCTCTCGGTCGCACCCCATTTTACGTGGCCCTCCAAATACCCGGCCGGGTCGTGGATTTCTACACCGACGCTGACCTCGACACTGAGCCGACTATTCGACTCTCTACGATCCATGCGGCAAAGGGCCATGAAGCGGATCGAGTCATTCTTCTCACCGACATGACCACGCGGGTACAGCAGACCGCCGAAAAGTCACCGGACGACGAGGTCCGAGTGTTCTACGTCGGGATGACCCGCTCCAAGCGAGTGCTGGATATAGTAGAGGGATACAATGGATACCGACTCTGACAAATGCAACGTCTGCGGCGCGGATTACAACCCGGACTGTGGTGGCATCAAAGGTGAATTCGGCATTCTGCCCGTTACCTTTTGCGAGTGGTGCTTGGCATCAATGGTAGATATGGTCCGGCAGTTAATTGGGCAAAACGACGAGGATTGACAGACAGTAGCGCGGGTGATATAATAATCACTTCATTAACCAACAGATAGAGGACACTAAGATGGAATACGACAATACCAATAAGGGCATGATGGCCCGTGCCGATAATCGCAAGACTGACAAGCACCCGGAATTCACTGGCTCGCTTAACGTCGAGGGCGTAGACTACTGGGTCTCGGCTTGGGTAAACGATGGAAAACCGGGCGGCAAGATGGAAGGCAAGAAGTTCTTCTCCATCAAGATTAATCGGAAAGAGGGCGGTTCTATGACTGGCCGACCAGCTAGTGATTCGAGCTTCGTGTCTGACGACATTCCGTTCTGATGACCGAATTCCCACGGATTGACCACGCACCTGTCGTGGTCATAGACACCGAGACCACGGGACTGAAATGGTGGGCCGACAAGCTGTTCGGCATTTCCATCGCGCTCCCCGGGTTCTCGGGGTACTGGGATGTACGATCTGACCCTCATGTTATCAAGTGGCTCAACGACCTTATCGACGAGAAGCGCGTCGATGTGTGGGTCGGCCACAATCTTAAATTCGACCTCCACTTCCTCCGGGAAGCTGGGGTGGCGATCCCCCTTGACCGAATCGACTGCACGATGACCCGTGCCGCACTGATCTCGGAGCACGAACCCACCTACGCCCTCGACTTCCTCGCCCGCAAATACGCCGGGATGAAGAAGGACGACGAGATCTACGAGGAGATGGCGCGACTCTTCGGTGGCCGCTCGACTCGGAATGCGCAGATGCCGAACATTTCGCGTGCTCCGATCAGCATGGTGTCGAAATACGCTATTCAGGACGCTGTAGTTACACTGGCACTCTACGACTGGCAAGAGGAGCAGATGCGGACGCAGAATCTCGCCCAAGTCCACCGGCTAGAGCGCGACTTGATGCCCGTGATCATGGACATGGAAGAGCAGGGCGTGCGAGTGGACGTGGGGCTGGCTGAGAAGGCCGTTCGTGACCTCACCGTGCGCGTTGACAATATGCAGAGGGATCTGAATAGCTTGGCCGGTTTCGAGGTCAACCCGAACCCTTCCGGATCGATCGCGGATCTGTTCAAGCCGACGCTCGCGGACGATAATGAATGGTACCTGATCGACGGCACGAAGGCGGACAAGACCGACGGCGGTAAGGCCTCGATCAACGCTGACTGCTTGCGACGCATGAAGCACCCCGCCGCGAAGATGATTCTCGACTTGCGCAAAATGCTCAAGACCCGGGACACTTTCCTGTTGGGTCATATTTTGGGGCATGAACACGATGGCATCATTCACTGCAACTATAACCAGACTAAAAACGACGCTGAAGCGGGAACTGGAACTGGACGCTTATCAGTTACCAATCCCGCTCTCCAGCAGATACCATCTAGAGACGTTGCCATCAAATCGCTTATCCGGCCGATTTTCAAGGCTGATGTGGGTGCTAAATGGATGGGGCTGGATTGGTCACAATTTGAATTTCGAGTGGCTAACCATTACGGTCAGGTGCCCTCGATTATTGAGGCCTATCGCGCTAACCCTAAGCTCGACTTTCACCAGCTGGTGTCTGACCTCACCGGCATCCCCCGAAACGCTCAGTACGCGGGCGGCCCGTCTTCGAAAGCGATTAACCTCGGGCTGGCGTTCAATATGGGATCGGGGCGGCTAGCGCAGGAATGCGGACTACCCTACACCGAGGAAGTGGGGCCAAGTGGTAATGTGTTCTTGAAGGCCGGACCCGAAGCGATGGAGCTGTTCGACAAGTACCACGCCGCGAACCCCGGAATGCGCAACACCGCACAGAAGGCGAGTAACATCGCCAAGGAACGCGGCTCGGTGCATTCGGTGATGGGCCGGAGGCTTCGCTTTCCGGGCGGGCAATTCGTGCACAAGGCGTCGGGGCTGATCTATCAAGCCACCAGCGCGGACTGCATGAAGCAGAAGCTCATCGAACTGCACAAGTATTTAACCGCCGAAGGCTGTGGGCGACTACTGCTGACGGTACACGACGAGGTGGGTATATCGCTTGATAATGACTCACTCGACAAAGCGCAAGAGGTAGCACGAATCTACACGACCTTTGATGGTGTAGAATGTCCTATTCACCTACGTGTTCCGATCACGTGCGAGTGGGGCATAGGCGAGGACTGGTATGAAGCGAAAGGATAGAGGTAATGGACAAGATTAAAGTGGTAGTCGATCTACAATATGGGAGCACCGGCAAGGGGCTGATCGTGGGCAAGATCGCGGAGGACGAAGAACCCGATACGGTAATCACCGCGTGGGCACCAAACGCGGGGCACACGTACATCAGCAAGACTGGACGCAAGTTCATTCACACGCACCTTGCGAACAGCATCGTGTCGCCCATGCTGAAGCAGGTGTTACTCGGCCCCGGCTCGCTGATTAACCCGATGCAACTGCTCGAAGAGATCGCCGCATGTGCGGACTTGCTAAAGAACGTTCGCATCGCGATTCACCCGCACGCCGCCGTAGTGACGGATCGTCACATCGAAGAGGAGGCTGGGCCGATGACCAAGATCGGCTCTACTAAAAAAGGCGTGGGTGCCGCGATGATTCAACGCATTCGCCGAGACCCGGACGACCTGAATATAGCCGCTAATTGTGAGGGACTGTCGAAATACGTGGTCACAGTGTCCACCTATCGTGCGCTTCTACGCGAAGCCGAGCATGTGCTGGTGGAAGGTGCGCAAGGGTACGGACTCTCGATGTACCACGGCTTCTATCCCTACACCACCTCGCGTGATGTGAGCTTGTGGCAAATCCTCGCCGATTGCGGTATCCCACACGACCTGTTGCCCACAGTGATGGACCTGCCGGATATTACCGTCGTCGGCACTTGCCGCACTTACCCGATCCGCGTGGCTAACCGATTCGACACACACGGCACTCAAGTCGGATACTCCGGCCCGTGCTACGACGACCAGCTGGAGATCACGTTCGAGGAAATCGGGCAAAAGACCGAGCTGACTACTGTCACCAAGCTCCCACGCCGGATTTTCACATTCAGCCGCAAGCAGATCGGGGAAGCGATAGAGTATAATGGTGCCCGCGAGATCTTCCTGAACTTCGTCAATTACTGCAAGACCGAGGAAGAGGTGCAGGATATTGTCGAGTCGATCGAGCGTTCGCCGAACACATTTGTGCGTTGGATCGGACTCGGACCGGAATATAAAGACGTGTACTCGATGCCCCAGTACACACGGATGAACTCAATGAGACCCCTTGGGCCGTACACCCCAACCGGGCGGCAGAAATTGTCGATGCGCACGGCGCAACCATCGCGACTTTCGAAGTCCGTCACCACTTGCGTGGCGTTATGGGGAACTGCGATAAAAACGCCGACTTTGCGGTCCGGGCGGTCAACGCCTACAAGAAGCGTGGCGGGGCTGACATCCGACAGCTACAGGATCGAATCACCAAGTGGGCAGACTCGCGTTTTCCGGCGCGCACCACTGCGGACATCCTACTCAAGCTCTACGAGGAGGTGGGCGAGTACGCTCGTAACCCAAGAGCCGCGCTCGAAATGGGTGACATCATGATCCTACTGTTGGACGTCGCACACAAAAACGGTATAGACGTACATAAGGCGGTAGAGGACAAGATGGATATTAACGAAGGACGCGAATGGGAAGTGGACGTCAACACAAGGATCATGCGCCATGTCGAACCGAAATGATGAATTCAATAGTTGGTACAATGAGTCTTACGGCCACGTACTCGGGTCCGAGGACGACGAGAACCGCGAAGCGGTGAAACAGATCTGGAACGGAGCACTGGAGCACATTGCCCGCAAGTACGAATTCCAGCTGTTCGACGAGCTATCAGGTGATCAGATAGCGGACCAGATTAGGCGTTTACAGGCGGTAAAATCATGAGTTTAACAGTATACGAACAACTTCGCGCTTGCCACGTCAAGCGGTGGCACATAGTGCAGACGTCGCGGGAGCAGACGCTGGCCGAGCATTCTTTCGCGGTAGCAGTGATCGCAGGATCCCTCGCGGCGGCTATGCGCTGGAAGGGTCTGTTGCAGGAATCGGGCAAGCTTAAGCTCCTGCAGTGGTCGCTCGCGCACGACATAATCGAGGTGCGTACCGGGGACATGCCGACGCCGTTCAAGCGAGACCTAGAAGCGGTAGGGGGTAAGGGTATCGTGGAAAAGGCCGAGGACCGAGTGGACAGCGAGACAATGGGGGCGTACCGGCAGGTGAAAGGCTCCGATATAGAAGCCATAGTCAAGCTCGCGGACCAGATCGAGGCGATTTTTTTCCTGCAGGACAACGGGGTAGGGGCACACGCCAAGCAAGTGCTGGATGGCCTTCGTGCGATCCTCGCCGACATGGTGAACGAGACTGAGCGTTTGCATCCAACATTGAACGTGCGCGAGTCGGTTCGCCGCGTTTGCAACGATATAGGAATTACAGGGGGTTGGTTATGAATTGTATTAAGTGCGGCGAGGACACCCGAGTCACCACCACATACCAAAACGCGAACGGTGTCACCCGCCGTCGCCGGACCTGCAGTCACTGCGAATTTAGATTCACCACACGCGAAAGGCCGGAGATACCCGAATCACCCGAAGAGGAGAGGGAGGGACTTGACAACCTGTCCCACGTGTGGTATAATGGATCCCCGACCAATAAACCATAGAGGACATCACCATGACTAGTACCCCCATATTCTACCACCCGGCCCAAGAGGTCTCCTACGACTTCATTTCAGTAGCGAAGATCCCCGAGTTCATCCACCAGTTGGAGGGTGACGTGCGATCGAACTTCGAGCCGTACACGGCGGTTGACTTCGAAGAGGCCCACCACCGGGAATACGTCCGTGGTGTGCTGAAGAATGTCGCCCCCAACGGGTTCGGCACAATCGATCCCGAGATCACCAACTCGCTCCTTTACTCGAACGCTGGCCACTGGGCGGCGGCTAAGCACGTACTCCAGCAAGGCGGCGTACGTGGTGGCGTGGCGTGCTCCGCGACTCAGGGCTTCCACCATGCGCACTTCGAGGATGGCTACGGGTTCTGCACGTTCAACGGGCTGATGATCACCGCGATGAAGGCACTCCGGAACGGCGCGACGAATGTGCTGATTATCGACGGCGATGGGCACCACGGCGATGGCACTGAGGACGTGCTGGACCATCTGATGATCCGGGGTCGCGTCACGAACATCACCCGCCCGGACATTGGACGCCCAGTCCATTCGCACTGGAACGCTGAGATGTGGCAGTCGTTTGCTAAGGGATTGATTCGAAGCTCGAAGGCGGGTATAATATTGTATCAGGCCGGTGCTGACGCTTGGGACCAAGATCCCTACGGTGCCGGGTACCTGTCCAAGGAGGGTCTCGCGGCCCGCGATCGTGGCATCTTCACCGCCGCACGCGAAGCCGGGGTCCCATTAGTCTGGAATCTAGCAGGGGGATACTCGAAGCCGATGCAACACACGATCGACATCCACTTGCAAACGCTGGCGATCAGCGATGAGGTCTATTATGCCGCCAATCAAGAATCTCTCGTTCGCTGACCTAATGGAGGGGGTGGGTAGGGGCCATCGTGCCATTGCCGCCACCCCGGACGCCCAGCGCATTCCGCTTGGGATGCGTCAAGCGCAAAAGGGTATGCTCCCGGCAGAAATCGTGGAGCAGTATAACAAGGCCGGGATTTTTGGCAAGACTTCCACCGGCGAACCGATCCGTGCGACGATGTCGAGTACCGATGAAGACGCGGTGGCCAAGGGATTCATGCCTAGAACGGGTAAGCTTCGGCTAGACCCTGAAAGCAAAGCCCCGAAAGATATAGACCAAGCGCACGCGATGGGTCAATATCCCAATATTACTTGGACCTACGGCCGCGCTCGCCCCGGTAAAGAAGACCTAGGGTATGGTATCCAAAAGTTCATGGAACAAGCCGCCGCTAACGATCTTCGCCGGACTCCGTCAATGCCCGATCCAGTGATGACCGAGCTTTACGCGATGGATGTCAAGCCCGAAGGGTACGGAATGCGAGACCCCAGTGCCGCGTGGTGGAAGAGCCTGCCCGCGAAAGGTAAGGAGATGTACGCGCTGGCGTACGACATGATGCGAGCACAGGGTCACGGCAACGTGGCGTCGCACTTGACCGATGTGAATCAGGCACGGCGACTCGGCAACGTGGCGTCGCACTCGCTCGGACACGGGGACTTACGGTTCATTTCGCCAGTAGAGGAGATGAGTCACATGCCCGGGATGTCCGGCCAGCTATTCTCCGCACCGATCAGCTCCGCGCAAAGCGAGGATTACTACCTGAAGAAGCTATTCGGCGGTCCGGGCATGGTCGCGAATCGCAAGACCGACGAATTCATGGACGCGGCGTCGGAGCTTCGCACGCCGGATTTTCTGTCAATGACACCCGAGCAGACGATCGGAACGCTCCTCACACGCGAAGCGCAACTGGCTGGTGCCTACGGCCCCGGCACGGGTACGGCGTCGCCTCTGCGATTCAGTCAAGTACGCCCGCACGAGAACGCTTTGCTTAAGAATCTAGCTGAGCCGCAAGTGGTAGCAAACCCCGGACGAATCGAGGGGGCAATGGGTCCCGCGACGCTCGGACGACAGGCGACGACCGAAGCCCTAATCCGTGGCATGCTGAAAGGGTACGACCCCGACGAGATCGTCCAGCGTTTGTTGGAAGATGCGCCTCCGGGCGGGTACAAGAACCGGTACAAAAAAGGAGGACTGGCTCATGCCGCAGTCATCGCTTGATATAGACGGTATAGTTACCGAACGTGGGGGTGCGTACGGCGACTACACAATCCAAGCCGAGATCGCACAGACGCTGAAGGATCTCTTTCGCGAGTGCCCGGGCTGGGAGCGGCTGGAGTACCACCAGCGCGAATCGCTCGACATGATCGCGTGCAAGGCGTCCCGCATTTTGAACGGCGACCCGAACCACCTCGACTCGTGGGTGGACATCGCGGGGTACGCGACCATCGTGGCAACACGAATACCAAAGGGGGGTATTGACAAGGCTACCCCACCTGTGTTATAATACAGGGACTGGATCAGTGAGACGATCCGGACCAACCGATAGACCACATAGAGGACACATAATCATGGCAAAGACTACTACTAAGCCCGTCGCGATCACCACCGACATGGTGGACGAACTCGCCAGCGTGCGTGACCAGCTCAAGGCGTTGACCGCTCGTGAGAAGCACCTGAAGGAGATCTTCCGCGCCGGTGGTGACGCTATCTACCGTGGCGACCAGCACCAGATCGAGATCAAGTTCACCAAGCGTCCCCAGCTCGACATGGATGCCGTTCGTGCGAAGCTCCCGGCCGAGTGGATTGCCGAGAACACCGGCGAAGTCGAGGTGATGAACATTCGTCAGATGGAGATCGTAAAATGAAGCCCACCCCGTACACCACCAAGACCGGAATTCGGATCGGATGCGACTACCAGCCCCCACAGACGTGGGAGCCGAGTGCCGACATGGAAAGGCTCCAGTCCTCGTTGCTCGATCCCGAGTACCGCCCAACGGCCGAACGCTTTTGGGACGCTATCCTTTGGACCCTCAGTGTCGCACTGCTTGCGATGCTCATTATAGGAGTACACTATGCATGACGACGACGTCGAGGTGGACGAGGGCGCGAACACTTGCCCCGTCTGCAATGCGGGCATGGCCACCAAATGCTTGGAGTCAAAGACCGACCCTCGGCATGACATCTTTTGGGCGAAATACGGCTACCAGTGCGAAGAGTGTGGTCACCAAGGCGACACTTGGGAAGTACTGGGCGATTAGACGATACTTGACAGGTTATCGCACCTGTGTTATAATTC